AAAGGTTCTAATGGCGCTTTGCACGGTTTGACTAAATTTAGTATGGAAGACGCGCCACCTAACCACTTTTTTTTAGAGTATATATCTAGACCTCAAACAGCTGAAATATTTTTTGAAGATGTGTTAATGGCTTTAGTTTTTTACGGTATGCCATTGCTTGCAGAAAATAATAAACCTAGATTATTATATCATTTAAGACGTAGAGGTTACAGAGGTTTTAGTATGAACAGACCTGATAAACTTTGGAATAAATTATCAACTACTGAAAAAGAAATAGGAGGTATACCAAATACTAGTGAAGATATAAAACAAGCTCATGCAGCTGCTATTGAAATGTATATACAGCAATACGTAGGTCATATAAAAGATGGAGTGTATGGTAATATATATTTTAATAAAACATTAAATGATTGGGCTAGGTTTGATATAACAAAAAGAACAAAGTTTGATGCTTCTATAAGTTCTGGTCTCGCTGTCATGGCTTGCAATAGAAACTTGTATAGACCAAACGCTAAAATAGAAAAACCAAAATTGAATATAAATATTGCTAAATATCATAACAGAGGCAATACTTCAAAAATAATAAAATAACATATGGCAGAATATACTAATAATTATTTTCCTAGTCAAGTTGTAAGTGATGCTGAAAAGTTGAGTTATGACTATGGTTTAAAAGTTGCTAAAGCTATAGAGCATGAGTGGTTTAATAAAGATCAAGGTATAAACAGATATCATAAACACTATAACGATTTTCATAAATTAAGATTATATGCTGAAGGTAATCAATCAATACAAAAATATAAAGATGAGTTGTCTATTAATGGTGATTTATCTTATCTAAACTTAGACTGGACACCAGTACCTATTATACCTAAGTTTGTTGATATAGTTGTTAATGGTATGGCTGACAGATCTTATGATATAAAAGCTTATTCGCAAGATCCATATGGTATTGCAAAAAGAACTGAATACATGCAGTCTATAGTTGACGACATGAATACAAAAGAAATAAACGACTTTGTTCAACAAAAATTTAATATTAACCTTTATCAAAACGATCCAGATACATTACCTGAGACAAAAGAAGAGTTAGAGCTTCACATGCAATTAAGCTACAAGCAAGCCGTAGAAATAGCAGAAGAACAAGCTATAAATGTTTTGTTAGATGGTAATAAATATGATTTAGTAAAAAATAGATTTTATAGAGATTTAACTGTTTTAGGTATAGGCGCTGTTAAAACAAACTTTACAACTTCAGAAGGTGCGATTGTAGAATACGTTGATCCTGCTGATTTAGTTTATTCTTATACAGAATCACCTTACTTTGATGATATATACTATGTTGGTGAAGTAAAAACTATACCTGTAAACGAATTAGCAAAACAATTTCCATTTTTAGAACAAAGTGATTTAGAAGAGATAATGCAATCACGATCACTTTATACTAACAATTCATATAAAAATGCTAGTAGTTATGATGAGTTTGATAGTAATAAAGTTCAAGTTTTATACTTTAATTATAAAACCTATATGAACGAAGTTTACAAAATAAAAGAAACTGCTACAGGTGCTGAAAAAGCAATAGAAAAAGATGATTCGTTTAACCCGCCTTCTGAGTCTGAAGGTAATTTTTCAAGATTAGATAGAGTAATAGAAGTATTGCAAGAAGGTGCTATGGTTCTTGGTACTAATAAATTACTTAAATGGGAAATAGCTAAAAACATGATGAGGCCAAAAAGTAATTATACTAAAGTTAAAATGAACTATAGTATAGTAGCCCCTCGTATGTATAAAGGCAATATAGACTCTCTAGTAAAACGTATTACAGGTTTTGCTGATATGATACAGCTTACACATTTAAAACTACAACAAGTTATGTCTCGTATGATACCTGATGGTGTTTATTTAGACGCAGATGGTTTAGCTGAAATAGATTTAGGTAATGGTACAAACTATAATCCACAAGAAGCTTTAAACATGTTCTTCCAAACAGGTAGTGTTATTGGTAGATCGTTCACGCAAGATGGCGATATGAATCCTGGTAAAGTGCCAATACAAGAAATAACATCAGGTAGCGGTGGTAATAAAATACAAGCTCTTATAGGTAATTATAATTACTATATGCAAATGATACGTGATGTAACTGGATTAAACGAAGCAAGAGATGGTAGTATGCCAGATGAAAGAGCTTTAGTTGGTATACAGAAAATAGCTGCTGCAAATAGCAATACAGCTACAAGACATATATTAGATTCTGGTTTGTTTTTAACAGCAGAGGTTGCAGAACAACTATCACTTAGAATATCTGATATTGTAGAATATTCACCAACAAAAGAAGCTTTTATACAAAGTATAGGTGTACATAACGTTGCTACACTTGAAGAGATGTCTAGTTTACATTTGTATGATTTTGGTATATTTATAGAGTTAATGCCTGATGAAGAAGAAAAAGCTATGCTTGAAAATAATATTCAAATGGCATTACAGCAACAAACTATAGATTTAGAAGATGCTATTGATGTTAGACAAATAAACAACGTTAAGCTTGCAAATGAGGTTTTAAAAATAAGAAGAAAAAGAAAAATGGAAATGGATCAGGCTATGAAAGAGCAAAACATGCAAGCGCAAGCTCAAGCAAACGCTCAACAGCAACAAGTAGCCGCTCAAATGGAAGTACAAAAACAACAAGCGTTAACACAATCAGAAGCTCAAATTGAACAACTAAAAGCACAGCTTGAAGCACAAAAACTTCAATACGAAATGCAAGCAAAACAACAGCTAATGGCTTTAGAGTTTGAGTTTAATATGAGGTTAAAAAATATGGATGTTCAAACTACTCAACAAAAAGAAAAAGAAAAAGAAGATCGTAAAGACGAAAGAACAAGAATACAAGCTTCTCAACAGTCACAACTTATAGAACAAAGAAAAAATGATTTACCAGCTAAAAAGTTTGAGTCATCAGGTAATGATATACTAGGTGGTGCAAACGTTGGTGATATGTCTATGTTTGGACCTAGATAAGCAATTTATTAATTATATAATATTTTATTATGGCAAAAAGCGAAAAAGAAACTACAGCTGAAAAGGTTGTAGAGCAAAAAAAAGATGACAATGTTGTTAAAGTTAATCTTAGTAAACCTAAATCCAACGAAGAAAACAACGTTACAAAAGTTGATTTAACCAAAAAACCAGAAGAAAAAAATGAAACCAAAGAAGAAACTACAGAAAATACAACTAACGACACAAGAGTGGTTGAACTCGTTGAAGATGCCGAGTCCGTACAAAAACAAGAAGAAGTACAGTCGGAAGCAGAAGCACAAGAAACTCCAGTCGTAGAAGAAATAAAAGAAGAAGAGGTAAAAGAAAAAGCTGAAGAACTAGCTGAGCAAACTGAAGAAGCTATAGCAGAAGCAGAAGAAACTGGTAAACCTCTTCCAGAAAACATACAAAAGCTTGTTGATTTTATGAATGAAACAGGCGGTGGTTTAGAAGATTATGTAAAGTTAAATCAAGATTATTCTAAACTAGACAATATATCTTTATTAAAAGAATATTACAAACAAACAAAACCTCATCTTAACTCAGAAGAAATAGAATTTATGATGGAAGATGCTTTTTCTTTTGATGAAGAAGAAGATGAGCCAAGAGATATAAAAAGAAAAAAACTAGCTTTGAAAGAGCAAGTTGCTCAAGCAAAGTCGCATTTAGAAAATGCAAAAACCAAGTATTACGAAGAAATACAGTACGGAAACAAACTGACGAGTGATCAGCAAAAAGCCATTGATTTTTTCAATAGATACAACAAAGAGTCAAAAGAACAAAAGGAAATTAGTGAAAAACAAACACGTACTTTTTTAAACAAAACTAATCAGCTATTTAATAAAGACTTTAAAGGTTTTGAATACAATGTTGGTGAAAAAAAGTTTAGATTTAACGTTAAAGACGCAGGTACAGTTAAAGAAAACCAAAGTGATATTAGTAATTTTATAGGGAAGTTCCTTGATAAAAATAACGAAATAAAAGACACTAAAGGTTATCATAAAGGTTTGTTTACAGCTATGAATCCTGATGCTATTGCAAAACATTTTTACGAGCAAGGTAAAGCTGATGCTTTAAAAGAAAGTATAGCTAAGTCTAAAAACGTTAGTATGGATCCAAGGCAAGAGTTTAATGGCCAGATAAATACAAGCGGTATTAAAGTAAAAGTGTTAGGTGATAATTCTAATGACTTCAAATTTAGAATTAAAAACAAAAAATAACAATTTAAAATTACAAAATTATGGCAATTTCAAACCCTGGTGGTAATTTAAATAGCGTACCTGCTCCAATAAAGCAAACGTTACAAAATAACTACCTAGACTTAGCGTCTACAGCTGGACAAGGCTGGGCGCAACAATATGTACCAGATCTAATGGAGAAAGAAGCTGAAGTTTTCGGACCGAGAACTATTTCAGGTTTCTTATCGCAAGTTGGAGCTGAAGAAGCGATGACTGCTGACCAAGTTGTTTGGTCTGAGCAAGGTCGTTTACACTTATCTTATTTAGGACACGTTCACTCTACTACTGGTGGTGCTGATTCAAGTTCTCAAATAGATATTATTTCTGATATTGATGGTAACACTGATGTAGCTTCTGGTAATCACGGTATACGAGTTAATGATACTGTTATTATTTCTGATCCTACAAATGGTGTTGTTAAAGCTTTAGTAGTTACAGTTGCAACTGATAGAATTGATGTAGCTCCTTACGGTGCTGCTGCTTTAACAGGTACAACTTCTGGTAGCGCTACAACTGTATTAGTTTACGGTTCTGAGTTTCCAAAAGCTAGTCAATATTTTAAAGCTACTGGTGATGCTACTAGTGATACTAGAGGTGCTAACGAGCCTTCTTTTAAATCATTTAACAACAAGCCAATCATAATGAAAGATTACTACGAAGTATCAGGTTCTGATGCATCTAGAATTGGTTGGGTTGAAGTATCTACTGAAGCTGGTCAATCAGGTTACTTATGGTACTTAAAAGCTGAAGCTGATACAAGAGCACGTTTTACTGACTATATTGAAATGGCAATGCTTGAAGCTGAAAAAGGTGGTGCTGGAAACGATATTACTGAAGAAGCTGGTGTTATGGGAACTGGTGCTGTTACATCTAACGATGCTACTAAAAACACAGGTACTGAAGGTTTATTTGCTGCTATTGAAGATAGAGGTAATATAACTACTGGTGTTACTGGTGTTAACGCTGCTACTGATTTAGCTGAGTTCGATGCAAT